CGAAATTGCGGCACCGCCGGGCACCGGAGCGGCGAACTACACCGCCGTGCAGCGCTACATAACGGAGCGACTGCTGGCGCACAGCGTCGCCGGGACGAGGTACCCGAAAGAGGAGCCGGCTTTCACGTACGTATCGGTGCCGTTGCCGCCTCGCGCTACACCGGCGTGGATCAAGTTCTCCGAGGAGAAGGTCGCATCCGTGCAGACCGGGCCGCTTGCTTTTCCGGCCTTTGAGCCTGTCGCCAGCCTGTTTCGTGGTGTGATCGTCACCAACCTGCCGTGCCCACAGTCGGCCGAAGCGGCGTCGCGGCCACGCCAGGTAAAGCAAGACGAGTTTGAGGCGATGTGCCAACTGGAAGGCGTCACACCGACGCCGGAGTTCAAGGCTGCTGTCATGACGTACGCCGTCAACTACGACGTCTGCGCGTCTGTCAAGGACGACGACGAGAGCTACGCCCGACACACTGCGGCGCTGCTCTCCCGTTACTCAGCGCAAATTGGTTTGGACGCCGCCAAGGCGTTGAAGATCCTGAGAGAGGCAGTGAAGGCAACGCGAGCTGCGCGAACGCAGCTTTCCTTCGACGACGAACCTCGCTACCATTACAGGCAAGCGATGCGTCGCAAGTTCCGTTACGCCGTCGATGAAGACGGAGGCATGAGCACCGTGGCGTGGATGCACCGCATGGCGGACGGAATGGGAATCCCTGGCCTGCACAAACTGGCGAACTCGTACCGAAGCTACAAGGTCGAGGGGACCAGCAGCAAGGCCGCCAATTAGGGATCGCGGGGCCGAGACCTCCCAGTGTCTCGGTGCCCCGGCAAAGTCAGCGTCCCGTCCCGTTACCACTGCGGGAACGCAAAACGACTAAAGCCGGGACTGTACGGACAGATGGACCCAGACGAGCTGCAAGAATGCCCGGAAGGAGTCTACGTACTTGGCTCAAGAGTGCTCAAAACGACCTGCCTCGGGCGAGGCGACCCTAAGAAAGTCGACCCCGCCCATTCGATCCCTGTCGTCCCCGCGGGATGCGATAAGCCGGCCCAAGCCGGCCCACGGCTGATGGGCGTCGCCTGCCGATCGGCGTGGTCGTGCCGCACGTGCCGTTGCAACTGGCACAACGCGATGTGCAACCGGCACGCAGCACGTTACCCCGAGTCGCGGTACAACCCGCTGCAAGGCGGGGCGGAGCCGTCGCTGGTCTACGCCCTCGCGGTGTGTAGGCCAGTGTCTGACCTCGCCGCGTTCGAGTACGACACGGAAGCCATGATCGAGATCGAAGAGAGGTGGCTGGAAAAATGGCCGGAACGAAAACGCGTCGCGATCCTGTTGTCGCGCCGTGATGAACTGCCAGCTTTCAGCCGCCTCAAGTGCATGGTCAAGTTCGAAGTGTGCCACAAGCGCCCGAAGAAGGCGCGCGGAATCCAGTTTTACACGAACTTCGCCACCCAGTCCGCCCTGGGTCCCGTGGTGTCGCGCTTGCAGAAGACAGCCGTGCGCGTCTTCAACAGCCTGCCCGTAAGCACGCCGTTCGGCGTTTGCACCGTCACGATAGCGTCCGGTCTCACCTCGCGCCTACTCGGCGAGTGGATGGAGACGGCGTTGATGGACGGCGCCAAACTATTCTACGAACGTGACGGTGCGAACTGGGACGCGACCATGCACCCGGGGTTGCAGGAGGCCTGCTTGGAGTTCTATTCGCGCGTGTTACCGGCCAGTGAGCGATGGGTCCTCGAGCGCATACGCGACGGGGTTTCCTGCCACGGGTCGTACCGTGACGGGTACGGACAGCAACACCGTTACCGCGTCAACGGAACACGGAAAAGTGGGCACAACGACACGAGTCTCGGAAATTCCATCATCAACGCGTTCCTGGCGCTGGAGGCTTTGGCTAGCACCGGCGCTCGCGGCCACATCATCGTGGTCGGAGACGACCTGTTGATCGCGTCGCCCGACGACCTGGACGGAGAATTGATGGCGCAGCGAG